AACACCAATATTCATCTTAACAACTTCTGTATTAGCAATAGCTGGTTGAACCCAACATCCTGCGCATGAAATGGAAGTACCACCATTGCCTTGTCCTACATTAGAAGAACAAGTTACTCTCACTGAGCCACCAGATGGACGAATTCTTTGTAAGGCGTTTTCATAAGCCATAGTAAACTCCTCTCATCTTATGTAGCTTCGTTACTTAACTCAACCCAACCAAGTGTTGAACCCATCCACACTAAATCTGAATAGCCACCGGCAGCAGTCATTTGTGTGGCATCATCACCTGTAGTGGTAGATACATCCACTGTCTCAGCAGAAGCTTCAACTTCAAATATAACTAAACATCTCTGACCATAATATACACCATCAGGCAAAGTAATAGTCATAACAAAAGTAGCGGTAGTTGTAACACGAATTACTCTATCAACCACAAAGTTATCTGCAACTCTTCCAGTTCTGGCAGTGTAAGTAATTACACCAGAGGCTGTAGTTAAATTTTTTGTTCTAAGGTCATAAGCCTTACGTTCTGTTTCAAAATAGTTATTAGCACTCATCTTTGATTCCCTTTCTTTTGGGTTTACATTAACATTCTTCATCCATGAACCATTAATCCTATTAGTATGGTGACTCTATATTATCATCACCATCATAAACATTATCACCCGCATCAGTTGGTAAAGCACTGAACCATCTTAATGCGTTACTTCTTTGCTTATGCAAGTTACCTAAATATCCTGAGTCCTCTTGGACATCGGCTTTAATTAAATCTTGTACTAAACCTTTAGCAAGTTGTGTATGCATTCCTATGGTGTCATTCTCCTGTTGTTCTGCTATTGCCAAGCAACTTTCAAGAATAGCTTCCACTGATTTAATCCCACCAATCAGAAGGTCCGAGGTCGCTGATGGTCTTGTAGGGTCAATCCTATAAAAACCTTTAAGCAGATATGCACCATCTGGTTTGGGGTCCAGCCATAACTCATACTTAGTTCCTATTGAGTTCTCATATTTAAACGGAGCTATAGCGTAGTACACTGGAAATCCTGAAGAAGTACTGGCAGCACGAATCTCAAGAATCTGAGTTGGCTCTATTCTTGTTAACTCATTATAACCCTTATCATCATCAAAGTGTGGCTTATCAATAAAGTCACCAAAGTCATCAGGCAATTCATATTTGTATCTACCTGACTGTGTAGAAAAAGAGTAGAATTGTTTTACAAAACTCCATATGTGTAGTTCGCCGTTACCACCAATAGGGTATAAGAATTGACGATAACCTCTGGCAACAATATCTTTAACTAATGTTAGATCATCACCAGCCAATGGGAATGGTAAACCAAGGAATTTTCCTACACGGTTATAAAGGTCACTGTATGTTAGTGTGAGTTTGTCAGCCATTGCTTCTCCAAATAAACAGATTGGCAGGATACCGGATTTAGAGTCCAGCTACCCACCAATCTAAGAGACAGAACGTTCTTACGTTGTCTCTTTTAATTCTGGTTGTTTAATTTCTGGTACTTCTAAAGTAGGTAACACAGGTGGATTAATCTTATCTTTAACTACCTTTAATGCTTCTTGAATAGTTTTATGTTCACTTAGATTACCACGATGTTCATTACATACTAAAGTAATTAAATTCAAAGCAGCAGTGATATCCATTTCTGTCTCCAAATAAAAAATAGAGTGGGTGGTTAAACCCACTCTTTAAAAACTTACGCACGTGCGCCCAACTGAGCAATCTTGACCCAATCAACCGACAGTTCTGAATCAGCCCCAGTTCCTTCAATCTTAGATACTAATGTTAAACACATCGCAGCATTAGGAATTTTAGCTGCTGTAGAACCGGTCTCGACTAATACGCCATTAACATAAAACTCAACACTGGTGAGTCCAGTAATGCGGAAACCAAGAGTCGTATAAGTTGCATCAACATTATCAGCTACATCGGCAGTTAAATCATCAGCAGATGTTCTTGCTGTAATAGAACTGATTTTATTATCAGTACTCGCAGCGAGATGCACAAAACCACACTTATCTACGGCATCATCCATAGCACCTGCTGGAATAATTGAAGTATCAGTTGCAGCTAAACCGACATAGTATTGGTCAGTAGCATCATTCATTTTGACACGGGCTTCAAACCAAATAGTCTTACCAGCAGCAGGGAGAACTCTACAATTAAGTAACTGTGCTTCAATACCATCGTCCGCCGTAGTACTACCAGCAGAATCGGCTTTCAGTTCTCCGCCTTCGGCGGCAACCAAACCCAATGTTCCAGTTGTTGTTGCAGTAATTACCCAACCTTCGGCTGTGGTGGGGTTATGGTCACCCACAAAATCATCAAAAAATGTAATGCCAAGACCGGGATTACCTTCAATATTCTTCCAAGGACAATCATTCCAAAGCAACTCACTGGGACCAACACCTAAAGTCCCGGGTATGATCATATCAAGTTCGGGCTGAAAAATCTTAGCTAACACGATACCAGCAGTACTGGAACGGTCAACTGTTTCTACAGCAACACCAACCTGTGACAACATACCTACCTGAGTAGCATTAACCAGAGTAAGTTCACCTGCTTCAAGGAACAGAGGATCTTTCTGAGAAATACTCTTATCAGTCCATACAGGGACAATTGCACCATTTGCAACATAGATGTCAAGGACTGTAGGACCAGCTTTACCAGCCTTACCAGCACCAGCAACCACACCAATAAATGCATGTTGGTTCAACGCTGTGACATCTTCAACTCTAATTAACTTACCTTCGTTCTGGTAACCTTCGGCAGTTGATGCATCATACTCAGCAGCGTAATCAGCTTTATCAACGTTCAGCCAGTTGTCAGTACTATCAAAGTTAAGAGCTACGGGCATACCTTCTTTTACTGTACTTGTACCTTCGTAGTACACTCTCATCTTCTGAGCATCAGCAGTAGGTATTCCACCAAAATTAAGAATAGCCATAATTTTTTTCCTTTATAAAAAAGTTAACAACTTGTTATTACGAACTTGGATGCTGAGAAATCAAGAAACCAGCGTACTTCGGATTCTTACACCACACCTGATAACGCAGGTAGATTAACTTCTGCAACACGACAGCACGGTTCGGGTCTTTGCCATCAATCTCTTTAAAGTTCCAATCCTGATGGATTACAGGATGCAGGTCAGCATGATTCAAACCTATGATTGGGTCAGTACCATAAACAGAAGTACGGGCCGTATCAAGGATGTCAACATACGCCAAAGGAATACTCTTGATTGTTGGAGTTCCCCAATGAGAGTCACGATTGTAACCCATGTTATCATCTGCCATCGCATAGAACGTATTCAGCTTACTAATGACATTGTCACTTGTGTGAAGCGAGAAGTCAACATTTCCATTCATGTCACCAATAGTCTTAGGAACCATAGGTGCTTGGAAATTCAACTTACGCAAAGCACGGTCAACATATGTCAAGAGAGTCTCATCAATATTGCCAGCATGGTCAGCGTAGTACGATGCCCAATTAGCATTACTGGAAGAACTCGAAGCTAAACCACCACGATCAAACGTTGCAGCAGAAGCACCGGAGCCATCATTATAATGTCCATCATATCCTGTCCAACCACCTGTAGAAGCAGCAGTACCGAACGGAATCCAACTAAAGATTGAGTACGGACTCAGAACATCATTAGCACTTGTAGGACCAGTTAACAGAGCTAGATACAACTCCTCGACAATGTCTTTAATCGCTGACTCATACTGAGTCTCAAGCACATCGTAAATTTTTTCCTCACCACTATTAAGTGAAGTTTCCATCAAGTTCCAAAGCATACCACCTTTAGCCTGTCGCCACTGCATGGTGTACTTGCGGTTGATATTCTTTTTGACCAATGTATCTTGGTCCCAGATACCAACGTGACTTGCGTTTCCTTCACTGTCCAGTGTAATATGACCTTCAAGATGATCTCCACCCTTGATCTTCATAGCGTTCTTGAAGAACATGTTGAAGAACTGATACTTGTTATAAGCAAAGTTCGCCAGCGCGGGTTTCTTGGTCATAATATGCTGGAGAGTAGCATTCCATACATCTAATGCTTGTCTAAAATCAACTTCCATTTTAAATCCCCTTTTTAATTATTATCAATCAATACCTTGTTTGTTGAGAGCATCTCTCACAACTTCTGGTCCAGACAAACCTGTCTTAACAGACTGATGTCCAGAAGGTTTGGGAGAAATTTTCTTCTCACTCTTTTTCAAATCCTTTACCATATTCCTTTGAACAGTTCGCTGAAGATTCTTCCCTTTGTAAGCATCAAACGAATACGTCAATGCTGTATCAAAGTCCATGCCACCTGCCTCAAGTGTTAAGGCAAGTTGCCACACTTCATTACGGGCCTTCGCAGCAGGACTTGATGGAACTATCTGTCCGTTATGCGGATATCGTGGCAGAGTTTCCTCTGTGCCAAATACCTCGAACTCTTCGGATGCTTTATCCAAGAGTCGATTAACTCTCCCTGCTTTAGTCTGTAGCTCTTGCTGAGATTGTTTTTCGATATCTGTATCTCGACCTTTTTCGAGATTATCGATTCTCTCAGTCAGTGCTGCAATGACCTTGTCCTTCTCGTCAGCTTCTTCCTCGGCTGGCTTTTCCTGTGCAGATTCATTTTGTGGGGAAGCTTCTGACTTCTCAGATACCCCTTGATCCTGCGGAAGCAAATCAGAAATCTGCTCCATTAATTCTTCATCCGAAAATCCGGATGCATGATCTTTAATCTGTTGTTCATTCATACCAGCTTTGAGTGCAGCTTGTACAAACTCATCTGGTATATCTTCTTGAGTGACTTGCTCACCAACTTCTCCGGTCTCCTGCTCGTTGGTTTCCTCGCCACCACCATCAGGTGAACGTTTGATAATACTTTTAATCTTATCAAAAATAGTAGGTTTCTTTACAGGTTCCTCAGTATTCTGTACTGGTTCCTGTTCCTGATTCTTTAGCTCTTCATTTGTTTCTTGTGATTCCTCAGCATTCTGTTCCTCATTCACGGGATCAGTCTTTGGTTCCTCAAGCTCAAATTGTTCCATATCGTTTCCGCTTGCATCTATTCCACCCATTACTTATCTCCCTTTGCATGAACATCTTTACACTGCACAGAACAAAACTTTTGGGCAGCCGACTTAGGAAAAAATCTCTGTGAACACTGCACACATAATTTCCTTTTAAGTCCAGCTTCCTCAAGTATCTCATAAATGATCTCTCTAATTACTGGCTCATTTAAAAGTCTTGCTCTTTCTTTGTTGTCCTGTTTGATATCATCCAAGGAATTAGCATCCGGATGGGCCTCATTACACAACCCACATTTGTTTCCAATCATTGCGTCAGCCCTAAAATCTGCCTGACATAAAACACATCTTGCTTCTGTTCCCATTTCTGTCTCCTTAACGGTGTTCTATAAAACCACGTTCTTTCATTTGTCTCAATTTATCTGGACGATTTTTAATCAGCAATCTTCCATCGTCACTGTATGTAGAATTAGGAAAACGTTTCCTAAAATCATTGACTTGATTCTCTGGCACACCCATTGATGTTGACCAGCGTTCATTCTCAGAGTAAGTTATATTAACAAACTCATTTTCAAGTTTATCTTTAGGATTATATCTCACCCTAAAACTCTTACTGCCACAATCAGGACAACACTTAGGAAGTCTGCCTGTATAATCCTTACTGCCATGACAGCGTGAACATGAATATCTTTTAATCATTTAACCCTCGATAATAATATCATTGTCCTGTGGGTAAACTATATATTTACCCTTATCAACTTTAAGAATATCCCTGTGGGTGAACACACCATTCTCAAAGACCTCGAAAATATAAGAGCCTTGAGACATAAAGGTAATATCAATGTAAAACTTACCACCATTGATATACGTCATGTTGTATCTTCCATAGGTCTTAAGTGATGGACCTGTTATTTCTGTCTCTACTGTTTTATTTTCAGAGATCGCAGAGATGTAAAACAATCTTTGCTTCCCAATAGTGTACACACGGCTTATCCAATCTGTGGTGGTGATTGTAAATTATCAACCTTGACATCAAGATTATCAACCTTAGTCTCCACACTCTGAACGTTAGCACCTATAGAGTTTACGTTATAGTTACCAACAGAGTAATGCTTGATCGCTTCTCCACCTAAATTATCAGTTATTTCAATAGACCAATCACCCTCTGCATCTGGCGTAAATGAACCTTGCCATCTATTACTTGAGCCAATCTGTGTCATAGGCCCAGACTGCGCAGCATCCAACACACTAACCTCATCAAACACATCCATATTAACGGCAGTTGCATTCTTAGTAGCTTTGAATATGACAGGTGTTGGGTCATTAACTTCGTAATTTTTCTTGCCCATTATGTGGTTCCTAAAAGAAGGTATTCATACGCAGGTGTTTCTCCTGCACCATTGTTTTTAACTTTAATAACACCAGCTGGATTAGGAATAACCGCAGCAGGTTCACCAGCTTTGACCGTCAAATCCGCATTGAATGTTGTTACAAAGTCCAAGTCAATGTCGAGATCGTAGTCGATGGCCCTAATAACTAAAACTGTTTCAACGGCTACGTCACCTAAGTCCAGAGCTTCCTCTGAATCTCCAGTAGCTAAAACACGATAGTTGTATGTTCCAGCAGTTGGAGTAGTGCCATCCGTTGTTCTATGAATAAACGTCTGGTCTTTTCCTAAACCAGTTAACAATACTGATATACTAACATCTACTTCCGCAGCCATTGTATTCTTCCTTAATCAAAAATATAATAATCTTCTCTCGTTTCTACTGTACGAGAGTAATCTATTTCTTTTCTATCTGATTCTGATTCGTATTTCTTCATTGCAAATAATGCTTTAATATTATCCAAATCAGCCAAGAATAAATCACAGGGCATAGAGCAATTAAGAGATGGACTAAACCCACCAACGAGCAGTCCACGGCATACTCCATCCATAGTAAATACAGGACCACCTGAGTTGCCCGGGTGTGCAGCAGAAGTTGACGTAAACGCAACTGACCATCCATAAGGTTCCCCATAACTTGATAACGAATCCCAATCTCTATCTAATCCAGAGATATGTCCAGTACTAACAGAGTTAAAATTAATCTTACCAAATGGACTGCCAATTATAAACACTGGTTGCCCAAGCACACAATCTTTAATACTACCAAACTTTGCAGGAGTTAACTTAGAACTAATGCCAAGTTTATCAGCTACCACACCAAGAGGGTCAACCTTAATGAAGGCAATGTCATAATCTTTATGGTTAAGTACCTGAGTTCCTTTAAACTCCCTGCCATCATCAGTAGTTATAGTGTAAGTACCACCATTTTTAGCTACATGCCTTGCTGTAACTACAATGTTAGGTGCAATAGCTACCCCTGACCCCTGCCACTGTGAACACATTATATGCACAGAGCTTGGCATAACCTGTTTGATAGTAACAGGAAAATTCCTTGTCACTAAGGGAAGCTCTTTCTCAACTGCTGAATAGCCGAGTAATCCTGCTATCAGTCCAATAACTAATGTTGCTACAATAATCCATGACTTCTTCATAACTGTCTCCTGATTCGTTAATGTTTATCCAGAATTTTTCTGGGACGCTTGCGCTGAGTTCGCTTCTCTCGATGGCTGAGTCGCACCAAATCTGTCGTCTCCCTGCCCGGGGCTTTTTCCAGAAGGATTAGGTCTTTGCTTACCATCACCCTGTCCCGGCTGCATAGTAAACGGAACCGCCCCCGGTTCTTGCGGAACAATAGATTTATAAAACTGTCCAAAGTTATCAAACCCGGCGTAGTCAGCCATGATCTGAGTAGCAGTTGGAATATCAATCTGTGCGCCTTGAGCAGAAGCCATCTCTGCCGTTGGCAGTACCCAACTTCCCATGAACTGCATCATCTTCTGATACTGCAATTCGGGGGATGTTCTCTGTGTACTATAAGGACGCAGATTAAAAACAAAATCGTAAAAATCCCCAACCTTATCCGCTTGCGAAAATACTACGGGAACCTCTCCGAGACCGGGAATCTTATCAATCACCGGGATGTAAACAGTCGGATCAGTCCATACATAGTAAGCTAACTTATTTATTACAGAGGTCATAAAGTTCTCAAATCGATTATACATGTTGCTTATAATACGACTTGCATTCTTATAAACCATCTGCTCTTGACCAAGTGTTGGAGCCTGTGCTGAACGACCACCAAGCACATCAGTACTCACACCCGTCTTAGTAAACTCTTCTTCTGCGAAGTTCATCCACTGATAGTTCTCAGGATTCACTCCACCTATAGACAGGGTGTTGATGCCCTTTGCATTCTTTGTCATGATAACATCCATGTTATTGGCTTTAAGAATCTTTTGGGCAGCGTCTTTCTGCCCCGGTTCAGCAATCACTATGTTCTTCTGTGACTCAGCTTGCTCACGTGCTGTCTTAGCCATGACATTCATTGTATAATCAAGGTCATTCCATGCCCACGCAGGTGGTATTGGAATAGGACAACCGGGGAAAAACTTATAGCCAAGGTAATCATAGGGTCCATCACCCGGGCCATCATAACTTACTGTACGAAGTCTTACAGGTTTATTGCCATACGGCATTATAGTAATTATAATTCCTTCATCACGAATATAGATGTCTTGGAATATTGTATAATCACGTAGGTTCAGCTTGTTCCAATTGAAGTTCTCAGTACTAACTTGTTCCGCACTGAACTTTGAAACTAACTTTCCTGTTGGTTGAATACAATCCGGATGGTCGAATATCTCTTTAGCATATTCAGTGGGCAGCCTGTAAGTGTCACCTTCTATAACAAAATCTGATCTCGTCTTTGCAGCAGGGTCTCCAATATAATCAGCATGATCAATTAAAATTACACGTGGAGTGCCAACTTTTATTTCTTCATCATCTAAACTAATTATACGGTTATATTCTGAGAACGTTCTGGTAGCAACTCCACCGAACATGCTCATGGTGGCAGCAGGAATAAATACTGACTCTGCTATATTCATTTTCTTATCAATAAGATAGTTGAGAGCTAACTGAGTCCTCTGTGCGGAAGGTCTCATATTAGGTACAGTAGTATCTACTAAAAGTTTAGGATTCCCCTCAACTAAGAATGGGACTATGGTACTTACACCTCTGTCTGTGAGGTTAATCGGATGCATTCTGGCTTTGCGTTTATTAAAGAAACCAGCAGCATAATTCTGTAACAGCCTATGTGTATGTGCTGTAGGATCTGCCCATTTTACTCCCCATCCTCTTGCAACAACTTGGACACGTTCCTCAAACTTTTGCTTCTTTGTGTTGTTATTAAAAATATACTCAGTTGTATTTTCAGGCATAATAATTTCCATTAATCAAATAAGTACTTCTTGTTTTCTCTATCATCCAACGCCCGTTTGCGTTCTTCCTCTTGTCTATAGTATTCAAAGGAACCATAAGGTGCATGTTTCTGTTCGTAATACTCACCTTTAAGTTGATCTCTTGTTCCAAGGATACAGAGTGCAGCAGCAATTGCTCTGTCACCATGTCTTTGTCTTGCTCCACTACTGAGATCAGCTTTACTCGAAGTACCTATCTCACGACCTTCTCCCATAAAAATATAGTCAAAGAGTTCATTAAGAAGTTCCTCATTATAACAATAAGCACATACATACTTTTTATTATTATCTAAAGCATAAGATAATGCAGCACCAAGCTCAAGAAGTATTGCAGCCTTCCTATCTGTATTAGATATAAAGCCGAACTTATCTTTCTTCTGTCTTGATATAGTATCTTCAACTGTCTGCTTGTAGCAATTCCAGTATTCTATGTGTGCTACACGGTCAGTGAACAATGTCCCTTGACCACCATTACGCTCCCATATCAGTAAAGCTTCTTCACAACCACCAACCCATAATGTTATAGCTACAGCTTGATCAGCAAATTGCTCTGGCTGTGTATGAGAACAAACCCACTCACCACAAAGCTCATGGGTATTTACATCATAAATAAGTGCGGTGGAATTAGAAGATCCCATTCCTTGTCCAATGTCACAGCCTACAACAAAGTTGTGTCTCTGATCTGGACGACCATTAATCAGTGGTCCCCACCATTTTAACCTTGATTGTCCTAATTCTGGAACGAATAAACAATCTTTTATATTATCAGTGGCAGTGTACTTAAAGGTTATCTCACCCTGATAATCTGGCTTACGAACTAAATTGTCTCGTATGTCATATAACACAGAGTGGTCAAACACTGTATCGGCAGAGCCTAACGGCGTTGCCCAAGTGTTACAATAAAAGTCTCGTTTATTTCCCTTACTCTGTGCTTCTTTGTAGTCATGCCAAGGACTACGGAATATAATAATCTTATCTTTATTGCCGTCTGCGATAAACTTAACATCAACTTTGTCAAGCATAGGAACAGAAAGTTCATCAACAATAATAGGAGTATTAGGTTTAATATCGTTAAATACTGGCGGACATTTCTTCCTGTAATAATCAATGTCAATGATCTCGATTACTCCCGGTTTAGGTGAACGGTATAACCCTTCTGCCTTCTCCGGATTCTGATGCCACAACAACTCTACTACGTCTGTTGTTTCTTTGTTGAGACAAATATTGAATGTATGATTTTGACCCAACCAATGTGTGCTGCTATAGATAACGCAGTTAGTGACAGCATGAACAGTTCCTTCGATGGAGTCTGCAACACCTTTTCTAATACGACCAAACTCATCCAACACCATAGCGGTAGCACGACTACCGGCACTAAAGTTCTCATTAGTAGTCTCACCAATTATTGCTGAGTTATTTTCTTTGACACGAAGTAACATATCCTTTCTTTTAACACAACCACCATCCGTCTCTAACTTAAACCCCATCCATCGTGGAAGATGTTCAAAGACATTATCAACCTTTGCAAATAAGGTGAAGTCATTACCTTGGTTATCTACGTCTTCTTTTTTATCAGAACCTAATATGAATGACACACGTTCGTACAGCATCACCCAAGCTGAAAAGATTTTAGCAACGATCTCAGATGCGCCTTCATCCCTTGTCTTATTTATGCCAACGTCTTTAGGCTCAAAAGAACTCTGGCTATCGATAATGTTTTGATTAATTTTATGTACAGCAGGAATCTGTTGTGGTCTAAGTATGAACGGTTGGTTCTGCTGACCCCAAGGCTTTCTTGGATTCAACGTCCAGAAACAAGTATCAAAAATAACCTGCAAATCTTCCTTGCACATGCTCCAAAAAACTTTTTGAGCTGATTTATCTTTTGCCAACAACGAATGAAGCTTAATTCTAAAATCAATGTTCTCTACGGGAGTCCTTGGAATGGTTCTTATGAATCCTTCTACATCATCAAAAGATTTATATTTCATTATTCTTCTCCAAATATTTAATAAGTCTTGGAAGAAGAAAATTATCCTCAAGAAAAGCTAAACCATGATTACAATAACTACAAACTAACCCTCTGATTTTTCCTGTCTCATGATTATGCTCAACATGTAATGACTTCTGAAATTCACTTTGATGTCTTTCACATATGCAACAACAAAAATTTTGTTCTTGAAGCATCTTATTATATTCTTTTAATGTTATTCCATAAACATGTTTCAGTCTTCTGTTTCTTTCTATGTCTTTTCTATTGCCATTATGATACTGCTTTTTTCGTCTATCTAATTCTTCTTGATGTCTCACTGGATTATTTTTAATCTTTTCCCATGCCCGTTTATTATAATCTGAATCAGCGGCCTTTCGTTTACGATAATACTCTTTCAAATAAATTTTTCTTTTTTCTGGATCTTTAAGAGGCATCTATAATATCCTTTGATTCAATTTTCTTTGCTCTTAAAGTATTAGCTAACGCGCCAGCAAATTTAAGAATCTCATCTCTTGTACTGTCACTTAAATCTGTTGGAAGAGTCTCGATAAGTTTCTTAGAATCAATGAAACTCTCTGGCATTCTTGATATCAATAACATAGCAAGAATTTTTGAATCTGATCTTACATGCTTCGGGGTCTCTTTTTCCTTTATTAATACCTTCACTCTTTTTCCTGTGGGATTTCCTTCTTCGTCTTCTTCATCTTCCCACCTGTATTCTTTGGCTACCTCTAAATAATCATAGCCCGTTGCTGCCTGAAACGCAGTTGTAACCAACTCAGTGTCAGCAAGTTTCTTTCCGAGTTCCAAGGCTGTACGGACTTCCGGATATTGCTCTTTAAGTTTCTTAAGAAGGCTCCCGGGTTTGCGTCCGGTGTAACCTATGATCATTCCAATGTCAGCTTCCGTCAAACCCATCGCTGCAAGATTCTGCATCACTGGTAGAAGTGACATGTCGAAGTTATCTCGTTTTGTTATTCTTGTCTCTTTAGTCATTAATTCCAATCCCAAACATCATTCTTTTTAAACAATGGAATTTCTTTTCTATTCTTTAAAGCCTGTCTCTCTTTACTTCTCCTGCTTCTTCGAGCTAACTTCTTAAACCAACTTGGTGGTTTGTTATATTGAACTCTGACTTGCGGTTCTGACGATTGTCGCCCAGAACATTCTGACTACAGAGGTCAGAGAGTTTTTTCTTCTAATGCTTCCATGCCACCATCTCCCGAACCATCACCTCTCCAACTCATGGGTGGTAGTTCTTTCGATCTTCCTTCTAATCTCATACAGGTTTTGCACCATGCAAATCTTCCCGGGCGGTCTGCCCGTTCCTCAAATTCTTCAAGCTGTTTTAATTTATTACAGCGTAAGCATCGTTTCATACACAATACCCGGTAATATATTGTTTTACCTTTTCTAAAACAACTAAGTCTTCTTTAAGCTTGCCTAATATAGTATTACAATTAGAACAAAGCAATCCACGAACTTTTCCAGTTTTGTGTGAGTGGTCAACATGCAGCCTTCTGGCAAATTCCGATTGATGTCTGCCACAACACAAACAACAACCTTCTTGTTTTAACCACATTTTATTATAATCTTTAAGAGTTATGTTGTATTTAAACTTTAATTGTCTATTAGTTAAACTATCTAAATGTTTCTGTCTTTTACTCATATAACTCCAATTTATATAACAAGCCAAGGAATTAATTAAATATGTAACACATACTTAATATTATATAATAAATTATAGTCTTATAAAAGCTACGCTTATTTGACTTCTATTGTGAAGAAGTCATATTGTTCTTTACAAGAACCGAGCCTTATAGGGCTGAAAGCCTTATATGCTCTTATATAGGGTTCCCTACTACTGGGCTGAAAACACCGTATTCTACGGCATTTTTTATTGAACTTTCTTGAAAATTTCTAAATTAATTAAAAATTTATTTTAATAATATTGGAATATTTCTTATTTTTCTCTTGCATTATAGGACGTTTTGTGGTATAATGTAGTTATGGAAGATAAACGAACTAACATCTTGACGGTACGCCCTGACCCGATAACAGGGAAGTGTCCTACATGGAAACAGGCAGAGGTTCTGCTGTTACTTAATCC